TAACACCAGAGGATCTAGCCTTCTTGAAGAAGATTGGTCAGATCACCGATGCACCAGCAAAGCCAGCAACTACTAAGAAGGACGAGGAATAATCATGGCCTATACATCAGGTATTTTTCTTAACAACAATGTCGGGTTCAAAATCGCGACAGTAGATCTTTCTGACCATGTGACAGCGTTCACTCTTAATCGTCAGTCAGACCAGATCGAGGTAAGTGCGATGGGCGATACCGCCCACAAATTTGTGACTGGTTTGTCTTCTGACACCATCACAGTATCATTCTTGAACGATCGTGGCACAGGTAGCGTTCTAAAGACTCTACAAGATGCATACGGCACAACCGTTGCATTCAAGGCTATTCAGAATAAAACTGATGCAGTAGCTGCAACAAACGTTCTTTATACTGGTACGATCTTGGTGGACAATATCACCGACATTGCAGGTGCTGTCGCTGATGAAGCCATGATTGAAATTACCTTTACTTGCAACAGCAAGACTGAACTAGCAACAACTGGTACTTGGTAATCTAACTACTAAAGAAAAGGGCTAAAGAATGGCAAAGTTAAAGATCACTAGAACCGATGGCACTGTATCTGAGCATCAGATAACACCATCGATCGAGTACGCATTCGAGTTACATGCAAAGATGGGTTTTCATCGTGCGTTCAGAGAATTAGAGCGCCAAAGTGACGTCTATTTCCTTGCTTGGGAATGTCTGCGTCGCAGCTTTGAAGGTACTGGTGAAACAGTAAAACCTTTCGGAGCAGCCTTCTTGGACACACTTTCCAAAGTGGAAGTCCTCGATGACGACCCGGAATTCTAGGGCGAGATTCATTTACTTATTTAGTTGCAAGACTAAGTTTAGAAACTGGATTATCGCCTAACGACTTGCTCGAACTTGATTCGAGAATGTTCAAGGCTTTGCTACAGGCTATGAAGGATCGAAACAAGGAGATGAAAGATGCCAGTCGAAGTAAAGGGCGCAATCGAACTGCGTAAAGCCCTTCGCGACTATGCACCTGATCTGGCTGTTCAACTCCAAAAAGAAATGCGGGCTGCCCTAGCCCCGATTGCGGCTGTTGCTCGTGGATACATTCCATCAGAAGCGCCAATATCGGGGTGGGGCAGAACCTCTGAAACAGGTAAGTTTCCAGAATGGTCTAGCACAGCGGCAAAGGCTGGTATCGGTTACAAGACAAGTCCTTCAAAGCCTAACTCACGAGGATGGCGAGCATTAGCTCAGCTTCGCAATAAGAGTGCTGCTGGTGCTATTTATGAAACTGCTGGCCGAGTTCACCCTTATGGTCGTGAGCAAGCAAAGACCGTAACCATATCTGGTAAAGGTTATACATACACAACCTCTACTGGTAAGAATTATGGACACAGTAATAACCCTGAGGCTGGTTCTTTATTCATCCAAGCATTAAATCAGGAAAGTCCAATTGTGGATGCTAACTCCGCAACTGGTGCAGGTCGCAGAGGCCGACAGATGAAAGGCCGCGCAATCTTTCGTGCATGGAAAGAAGATGGCGGCAAGGCTAACGATGCAGTTATCAAAGCAATTTTACGCGCTTCAGAAAACTTTGAAAGACGCGGTTTTGTCTGGAGAAAGGCTAAGCGATGAGTAATATAGTCATTGATATTGCAGCGCAATTTACTGGCAAGAAAGCCTTCTCCGCTTCTGAAAAGGCCATTGATAATTTAGCAAAAACTATTAAGCGCGCTGCCATTGGTGGCGGTATTACTGCACTTCTAACAAACTCAGCAAAGGCTTTCGCCGAAGATGAGAAGGCAGCAGCAATGCTAGCCAATACTCTAAAGAACCTGGGCTTGCAGACTTTTACATCTAGCATCGAAGCCATGATCGATAAGACTCAATTGGCTACAGGCGTTCTCGATGAACAGCTTCGTCCGGCCTTTACCAAACTGGTTACCTCAACCGGTGATGCTATTAAGGCACAAGAATTACTTAAATTATCTCTAGATGTTTCTGCTGGTTCTTCACAAGATCTGGTTACTGTTGCAAGCGACATCGCAAACGTCATGGCAGGAAATAACAAGGGATTGAAGAAATATGCCCTTGGCCTTTCAGCTTTAGAGTTAAAGACTATGTCAGCTATAGAAGTTCAAGCGAAGTTTCTTGAAGTCTATGGTGGCGCTTCAGAGGCCGCTTCTAAGACTTTTGCAGTCAGTCTTAACCGCATTAAGGCCTCAGCTGAGATGGCTCGTGAGTCGTTAGGTAAAGGCTTAATTGATGGCTTGATGATCGCCACTGGCAGCCAGAACATTGATGAGTTACAACAGAAGATCCTAGACTTTGGCAAGAGTGCTGGAAACGCTTTCAAGACTCTTGGAACTATCGTCAGAGATAACTTAGGCCTACTGAAATCCCTAGCAGTAACATTTGCTGCTGTATGGACTGCTGGCAAAGTAATTGCTGGCATTACCACCGTTCAAAAGTTTATCAAGGCTTTAACAGCTTCATACAAGATCCTAAGAGCCACTGCTGTAGGCGCTGCTATTGCTGAAATGGCAGTTCTAAACCCTATTGGCGCTATTGCTTACGGTGCAACTCTAGTAGCTGCTATTACTGCTGCGACTATCGGCATCAATAAACTTGAAGATGCTTTTGGCAATGCTTCAGATGCTGCAGATAAATTAGCTCAGCCGCGTCAATATGGTGGCATATATGCAGACCTTTATTTGAAGCAAAAGGCTGCAGCCGAGCAAAAGGCTATTCAAGACAAGATTAAGAAAGAAAAGGCAGCCGCTGCTGCTATTGCTGCTGCAAAGGCTAAGGCAGACAAATTGGCTGCTGCTAATAAAGCTAAACTTGAAAAGGCTTCAGCGGTATTTGATTTACAGAAGATCCAGATTGCTGCTGCTCTAAAGGGCAAGATCAGCGAAGAGGAAAAGACTCGCCTACTTCTTATGCAGGCCATTGCTGATGAAGATGCAACAAAGGCTGAAAAACTTCAAAAGAAACTTGAAGAGATTCAGAAGAAGAATGAGGAAATTGCCAAGAGCCTCACAGAGATCTCACAAGTAACTAACCCATTTGAAGCATGGGCAGATAGCCTAAAGGCTGCCGCTGCCCTTCTAGGTGGAATGCCAGCCTTAATTGATGCTGCTGGCAACTTAACTCCACGCGGAAAAAAGAACTTACCATCAGGTGATGGATTGCCTGATCCGGGTAATGGCGGCAATGGTGGCGGAAACACATTCCCTAAAGATGCGACAAATGAACAGATAGTCACAATTGTAGAAGCGGCAGTAGAATCTGCACAGGATGCGGCTGATTCAGCAGCAGCAAGCGTAGAAGCCACACAACAAAATACAGACGCACTAGCAGCTTCAGCTGATGCTGCTCTTACCCTTGCTACAGAAACTAGTGTTGCTGCCGATATTGCTGGCAAATCCCAAACTAGTTCGATGTTCAATCCTTACAACCCATCAACTGTAAATGCAGTAGCCGAGCAAGCCTCTGCTCTGTTAGCAGCAGGATCTAATGCTGGTGCAGGTACTTCATCATCGATGTTCAATCCGTATGCTGCTGGCAATAGTGCTGGCTTTGGTATTCCATACTCCTCAACTAATGTGTATGTAAATGTTGAAGGTAGCATGTTATCTACTGAAGAATATGTAAAGGCTGTCACTCAGGCCATTGCTGAAGGTACTCAGAATGGATATAACATTTACCGTCCGGGCGCTGTAACAGCAGGCGGATAAAATGACAATTCCAGTAATCAACGCCATTATCAACTTTTCAACTGGTGCTGGCTTTGCCTCACCCATGATCCTTGATTCTGGGGTTCTTGGCGTTAATGCTCTTGCTGACTCAACAGCAGTGACAGTCGATGTTTCAAATCTAGTTGATTCAATTAAAACTAATCGTGGTCGTACAGCTAGCTCAGATGTCTTTCAGACTGGCACACTTAGCCTTCGTATTATTGACCAGACAGGCGCGTTCAACCCACTCAACCCAGCATCGCCCTATTATTCGCTTTTGACTCCAATGCGTAAGGTAACAATTACTGCTACCTACGGGACAACTACATATCCAATCTTTGCTGGTTACATAACCAGTTACAGCACTACTACCCCTAAAGATGTGGGTGAAGTCGTTTATACTACTATCTCAGCAGTTGATGGCTTCAGACTTGCTAACAATGCCCAGATTACTACTGTATCTGGGGCTACTGCTGGACAAACTACTGGCACTAGAATTGGTAAAATCCTAGACGCTATTGGCTGGCCATCAGGTATGCGCGACGTCGATGCCGGTCAAACAACGGTCGCTTCCGATCCAGGAACTCTTCGCAATGGATTAGCAGCTATGCAGACCATTGAAAGTACCGAATATGGCGCTTTGTATATTGACGCTCTGGGTAATTTCGTTTTTCAAGACCGCCAACTTACTTCATCGAGTGTCGCTGGAACTCCAGTAGTTTTTAATGACAATGGAACTGGCATTTCATATAACAACGCTCTGTGGAAACTGGACGACTCTTTAGTATTCAACCGCTCGTCAGTCACACGCGTGGGCGGCACAGCTCAGGTAGCTAGTAATCAAGCCTCGATTGACAAGTATTTCTTACACTCATAT